TATGGCTGCCGTCAGCCAGGGCCGCCGTAGGTGTATAAGTACAATCGTATCCACCCGTAATCGGTGTCTTTACAATCCCTGCGGTAACAGCCTCCCCTGTATCAATCGTGATTTTGATGCTATCAGGATTAACACCAGAGTCATTATCCGTAACTTTCCAGCGGATCGCCGGCTTATTATTGACGATCAGCGCACTGGCTGTCGGATATGTAATTAGGATAACCGGAGCCACTTTCTCCTTAACGCGGAGACGCAGGCTGCCGCCCAGTGTCACATCTGTATCGTTCTTTGTAGTCGCATTCCCGGCCTCATCTGTGGCCTTAATCGTCACCGGGTAATAGTGCCCGTCGTTATTGTTGTAAGACGATGTTGACGGCGCTGTGACCGTGGCTTCCCACTTCCCTGTGCTGCTGTTCAGCGTCAGGGTAGTCGTAACACCGTTGATAATTGCCTGTACTGTTCTTACTGCCATAGTTTCCTCCTATTCAAATTTAACCATTCTAATTTTCGAAGTTACCGCAGGCGAAATAAACAGTAAGTAGAGATACGCAGTTCCGCTCACACTGCTTAGATTAAGAGTATAATCCCCCCCCGGTTCCTGATGTATTCATTCCGGCTACTTTATCTCCCAGGTTAGGGTTTCTTTTCAGGCTGCTGGATTTTTCGTTATCAAAAATATAATCTGTTACCTTATTCCGGAATAATTCGATGTTATCAAGTGCCGATCCGCTGTATTCCAATCTTACAATCAACCTGTTTAAATTTGTCAGGTCTATGGGTTCATTGAATACAACCGCTGTATAATATGTATTATTTCGTACATAGACTTTGATATGATCTCGTTCCAATGATACAGTTCCAACATTATCCCATAATAGGTGTTTAAAGGCTGTTATACTTTGTATTCCATTAAAAGCACCATAATAATATGGTACTTTAGGATCCTTGTTTACATATCCCTCCCAGGTTCCAGGTCCTACACCGCCGACGTACTGCCCTTTTTTTATTACTGATGTGGAAAGATTTTTCACTGCCCGAATTGTAATATCTCCAGTCATGTACTTACCCGCTGTTGGGATTGTGATCATACGAGCGCCTGGTCCGATACTCTGAGCCGCCATAGTTTCGATAGTTTGCTTCACTTTCCCCCCGGTATAATTTCCAGGCGGAAGCTTCTGTACGCCATTAATCGGCAGGGCATATTCAGGACTACCGCGCTGTACGATTTTTCCCACCTGCGGCTCCTCGCTTCCGGTACCTATAAATTTCTCGGCAGCCAATACATCCCCCGGGTCTGCCGTCAACTCTGATATATTAGGGCCTCCCCCCACTTTTCTAATAGGTAGTATCATTCTGATTGCCCTCCATATTAATCGAAAAATCCCTGACATGTTCCAGTAACAGCTCCTTCACCTTCGCCAACTACTTCTCCAAATTTGATGTTCTCGGCTGTAAGGTTTTCCACAGCGTAAACAATTATATCGCCGGTCATGTACTTGCCTGCGCATTGAATTACTACCGGTCCGGCACCAGGTGTTACAATCTGTCCGTCCATGGTATCAATCTCCTGATCCACTGTGTCCTCAGCATTGTGGATCCCAGCTGGTATGTTATACGTACCATTGATCGGCAGCTTATAGCTTGTTGCATTTTTCTCCTCCAGGTTCCCGGTTCGGATGTCCGAGGATCCCCGACCGATAAATTTTTTCCCTTTGCGGACCAGATTTTCCACTGCGGTAAGCCCGCTGAAATCCACGCTTTGTCCCCGGAAAAATAATGGTAATATTGCCATGGCCTACACTCCTTTCAGCCCCAGGCGCAGGGCAATTACAGGCTTCTTAAATCTACAGGTTACTTTCACCTTGCTGTCCAGCGTCTCAATTGTTGTTATCATATTGGCGCTCTTGTCAATCTGGGCCTGCAATGCCTCAGTGAGATTGTCTGGATACACCAGCCCCGGTACAGGTCTGTCGCTTGCCAGCATACCTGGCACAGATACCGTCTGAATGTAAGGAGCCGTCGCAGACCAACCAGATACTGGAAGATTAATTTCAACATACCGGTTCGCCCGGCTGATCCCCTCCGCATACTCCTCGTATAATTCATTTACAGCAGCATTTGTTTCGTTGATATCGTCCGCCGAAAAAATGTCTCCCTCTTCGGCGTATATCGTTATATCATCAAGATTAACCGTATCCGCTGAGACATTGGTGACTCGGTACAGGCGCTTCCCTGTATATTTGTCATTCTTATAATTTGTTCGTAGTTTCTTCAAAGGCTCACACTCCTGTTTCCGATACCGCGGCAGCCAAGTTTAAATTCCAGATGTGGTATGCTGGGTATTAAATTCTCAACCAATATTCCAATATCATAAATGATCTTTTCAATAAAATTTGCCTGATAGATAGACGTGTATGTAATTCTTTCCGGTGTCTGAGGCGTGCTGGGCGGCGTGTAAAAGGCTGATCGGATTGCAATAAGGTTCTTCCTGATCCGTTCCATTTCGCTTTCTGTACGGCGATCCTCTGGCTGCCAGATAGCCCCCTCAATAATCGTATTACGATATCCATAGCAATTGAGCACATGCGACACCCACTTAATAGCATCCTCAACTCGGTTAAGGTCCTGATAATCAATATATGCCTTGTCAGTCATAGCATCTATGTCAGCCTGTACGCGGTCAAATATTAAGCAATCCAAAATATCACTCATGTATCGTCACCTCTGCTTTGATTGCGCGGGCAATCCCGCTATAATTGATTCGCTCTATCGTTCCTACCTTCACGCCGTCGTAATCTGTATCTATTCCTACAACCTGGCCGATCATTTTATCCTCTAAGATAACCTCACAAGTTACATTTTCAGCCCGCTGATAATACTCATAGACTCGATCAAGCGCCTGCTGTGCATTATCCTTGTTGATTAGCGTGGCCTCCTTCACTTCCTTAATGTTTTTATTAAAAAAGATATTTGGATTCTCACGAGAGATCATAAACGTATAATGATGATACTTTTTTCCGGTAAGCACTACAGCTCCGCCAGTCCCTTTGATGATGGCGTAATTATCACCGGACTGCGAAATCACTCCTCCAGAGATAGTCAAAGAGTGATGGGCCTCCGAAAAAGTGACCTGTACAGTGCCGGACAGCTCATCATTATATAACTCTTCTGACTCATCCGAGCGCTGATAGCTATGGCCGGTTAATCGGATCCCGGTAACCACGTCGCTATGGTCCAGCGTCAAACCCTCAAATACTTTGTCAAACTCTCCAGTATTTTTGGTCTGCTTTGGATAGATAATCACTCCGTCATAGTTGCTCGTATCAACCACAGCACCGATTGCAAAGGCTATTTGCATTAGGGCGGCCCGTTTTGTTGTATACGGGATATACCCTGATAAAGTGATATTGTTAAACGTCTCATCAAGCAGGTAATTAAAATCCTCGCCGTCAAATATCTGAGATATTACGTCTGGTACCAACTGCCCGGAATAAATTCCTCCAGGGAATTCGTTGCCGTCTAAAAGGCCGACAGCATCGTGCGTATCCATGTAGTAGTCTGTTTTACTCTTGCGGGCACCGTTTTTAAGATAAAAATTACCGATCAGGCCGCCATTGAAATATAATGACAATTTCTGTTTTTTCTGCAAATCAAACGGTACAGAAGACTTTGTCTTCACTGTAAAATCCATAGTATTAACGCTTATGCTCTCAGAAATTGCGTTAATCTCCTGCAAGCAGTTGATCTCCTTAATTTCATCCCCCATAAAATCCCTGTAAATCCCATAATCAATCCGTGTCAGGAAAACTGGCCGGCACGGTTTTGACGTCTCCATGAAGGTAATAATAATGCGGTCATAAAGCTGCACATAATTACTGCAAAAATACTTTGTTTCGTTCGGTTCAAAATTCAAGTCCGAAAGTAGCTGTTCGCCAGAGTACCATTTGACATTTATCCGGCTCGCAAAATCTCCTGACATATCGTTAAAAGTAAGCAGGAGACCAACACTCGTAAATTTACGGTTAAATGTGATCTCAAGTGTCGGCGTTTTGATCTCCTTTTCCAGGCCCGGAGAAGGGTATAAAAATATTGATGGATACTCACCCGGCAATGTCGGTTCCTGAGTCATTGTATATTCAAAACGTCCATTGGAATCTGATATCTCATCACTGATAAAACCATACCCCTGCGCGTCATCCGGAAAGTTTATATAGTCGCCATTGAGTAGCGCAAACCGGGGCAGACATAACGCATATCCAGGATATTTTAAGTCATCGCGTTTAAGATCGGGAAAAGTATTTCTGATAACTGTAGGCGCCGGATACACCTCCGGCCCCGGAAACGTATCTGCTCCGGGGCATAGTCCTGCATCAATTACCTGCGGATTACTGTTTTCTTTTGCATACGGTGCCACATCATCGTAAACGATTTTAATACCACTCTGATCCGTCGCATCAGACCGGATTGACTGCTTCAAAAACATATCACGGCCTCCTTTGTGGTGACATGGCTACAAAATACACTGACAAGCCATGCCATAGATTTTTATCTCCACGGCGCTGCAGGCTGTCTTTACCTTTGGTCACGTAAGCCTCAAACTCAAGCGTTTTCTGCGCGTATGGGACTACCAGTCGATGCTTTGTTTCCGGAGCTGATATCATCTGGTAAAAGGTATCATAATCTTCACGATACTGTGTGATCGGCTCAATCTCCATGGTGTAGTTGTAAAAAGTCCCGGCTATCTCCCGGTACATTTCATAGTTTTTCAGACGGCCGGAGTTTTCGGTGTCCGTAACAGAAAACTCACGATCTAGCTTTGTGACATTCAACCGGAGATCTACGCCGTCTATTGAAAAAACATTTTCTGACATATTATCTATCCCTCCGTTATCATTCTTACGCCGACACGCTGCCGTTCCTGGTTATTCGCCTCATAGACTGCCCGTGCAAACCGCTGGCCATTGATGATTAAATCAATCTGCATAGGCCGCCTGTTTCCTCCTTCTCCCATATACTTCGCCATGACATTATCAAGAGCCTGTTCTATAGTTGACAAAGGAGAAACAACTTCAGTTTCCCGGTTATTGTCTCCAAGGATTGCCGCAAACTCCCCAGCGCGAGGCGGAACCACCGTACCTGTTGCGAGGCGCGGCATTCTGTAACTGCTCACATCTCCAAGGCTATAAGTATTATATGGGCTGTATGATCCGCTTGAATAAGCACCCGCCCGACTCTTTGCCGATGAAGCAATTCCGGCTATTGCAATTCCGGCTATTGCAGCTATCGCTACTCCTATGCCTAGCATTAATGGGTCATGGAGTAGAAGTCCGATTTCAGCTACAATTAGTCCGATTGCCCCCGCAACCGCTAAAATTTTTGATGCAAGCTTCTCATCCGGTGTCATATCGTCCCATGCGGTAGCAACATAAGCAGCAAGGCTAATAACCAATCCCAACAAGAGTGTAAGGGGATCAAGTTTACCTACAAGGCTCCCGAGTACCCCAATTAAGTTTGGAAGAACGCTTAGCATATTTCCTACACCCGAGACAAAGCTTTCAAATGCAAATGCCGCAAAAAATCCAAGCACAACGATTGTTACATCTTCTATCAGTTGTTTATGTTCTGATATCCAGTCAGAAAACTTTGTAAGCCATTCTGTAACTTTTTTCAATGCTTCTATAATTATTTTTCCAGTCCATTCACCAAACGGCTGCAAGAAGTCTTTCCACAACCACATTGCCAACGGTTTCAATGCATCTAATATACTGTTTAAAACCTTCAATGCCGCCGAAATCAGATCAAACGCCGCCGGAATACCATTTTCAATCCCCCATTTTGCGATCGGGAGAAGAATATCTTTCAGGAGCCAAAGCAAGACATCACCTATTTTACTTACGATTGGTCTTAAGCTCACCAGTACCTCATCAAACGATTTAAGCAATGGCGCGAAATCAAGCGTTGCTGACCAATCTCTTATTTCTCCAGATGCATCGCGGAAAAATCCAGTCACCTCAAGCACCAGATCCCCCAAGTGACGCATAATTGACACGCCCAGATCGCCACTAGTCCAGGCTTTATCCAACTGATCGCACAGATTAGCTGCTGTAAATGCGAGGTTTGCGAACGTAATCAGCAGATCATCTGTTATTTTCTGTCCGTAGCCCTCATTCTTCCACACCTGTAAAAATGATGCTCCGACGTCCAACGCGAGGTTTTTCATGCTGCTGAGAGCCGCATGGACAGCCTCATTTACTTCTGGACCATTCTCCATCCATGATTGTTTCAACGGGTCAAACAAATCTGAAAAGACTCCCTTTACGACAGCTGCAAAATCTTTAATGTCATTCTCGATCTCCACCGTTTCAAACATCTGATCCGGTGTCGGGCCTATATAGCCATCTTCTGATTTTTTCTGTGCCTGGATCAGATCGTCAAAGGAAAAAGCCAACTTTTGATTCAGTTTCTCCTTCTTTTTCAGTTCCGAATTACTGTCTTTTAATGCCTCTCCATAATTTTCCTCAACATCTACAGCCTTCACAAATGTTGCTTTTCCAGTTAATGCTGCTACAAGCTGTCCCGCGTAGGTTGCCCCCACTGACAGAAGATCAATCATTTCCTTTAACGCTGGGGCTGCTGCTTCAAGAGCTGGAGCAAATGCTGTAGCAAAACTGTTTTTCAGTCGGGTGTTGGCAGAAACGAGCATGGAAATACTTTTGTTCGTCTCATCTGAATACTGGGTCAGATTTTCGAATCCCTCTTTAGCTGCCTTTATGGCCGTTCGCATTGCCATACGGATCAGCATCAGCTTAAACATATTGGATAACTTTAAAATACTTTTGGTAAGCGGGATTGCTGTCTTATTTGTAGCAGCCAGCGTTTTATTCATTTTTTTGCCTGATGAATCTACCTTCTTCTGAACGGTTCCAGTCCCTTCCAGTTCCTTCTTATAAGAATTCAGTGCGACTATTGCTTTCTGCAATTCTCCATAGGTCTTATCATATTCAGGATCTCCGAAATAAGATCCTGATTTCTCAAGAGAATACAGATGCTCCTTCAACAGGTCAATCTTATCCACCAGCGCTATTACACTTTGATTTCCAGAATCAAACGCCCCCATAATTACATGGCCTGTTGACGATGCAATAGTTGGTATGTCTGATATTGTCCGCTTGAGGATTTCCAGTGTGTTCTGTAACATGGTCGGCCCCTGTTTCGCTTCTTCAAAAGCCTTATTCTCCGCAGCGGCGGCCTCTCTGGCCGATTCTTCAATAGCCTTATTTCTGGCAATTATTTCGTCAACATCGTTACCATAAATATCATATCGTTTTCCGTCATCCGGAATGGAAGAAGGCGAAGCGTTATTGTTTGTGATCGTTCCTGTAAATGTTGCAGCCTTTTCTTTGTTCAGGCGTTCTACTTCTTCTCGTGCCTTCTTCGCTGACTCCGCGACGGTATCAATATCTTTCGCGGTGGAGGCGGCCGTGTTACCTGCTCCGGTAAATCCTCCATCCATTTTTTTAGACAAGTCTTCGATTAATCCTGAAAGCCTTTCAACTGCTTTTGTTAGCGTACTCATTCCAGCATCGAAGCCTTCTGTATTAACCTTTGTGTCAAATTTTAAGCTTCCATCAGCCGCCATGCTCTCACCTCACTTCCGGGCATAAAATAAGACGCCATACGGCGCCTATCCCAATAGCTTATTCCAATAATCAATTTCTTCCTGTTCTTCTGCGGTATACTTCGTTTTAATGTCGCACATGGCTTTATTCGCCTGATAAAATTCCTGTTCCCATTTCTCCAGTTTCTTTCCCCTTGCCCGTTTCTGTCGTATACCGAGGACCATAGAAAAGGTTCCGTCGTCAATCTCCATAAAGTACCCCATAAAGGTCCACCAATGCATATATTCTGCTGCACGGACCTCACGGCCGGCCACCTTATTGATTGCAGGAAATAAAATTGGTTCGTCCTGCTCCCAATCCATTACCTTACGAGATGGCTTCTTGTCATCTGCTTCCTGACCGCAGTCGAGGAACCATAATGCCTGACGAACTGCCTCCGGATATGCGCTTTCTGGTATCTCTTCCGGAGTCATAAACAATATTTCAAGCATTACCTCGTATTTCTCTTCTGGAAGAAGTTCAGGATCATTAAAAGCCTGCATAATTACCAAAATGTCACGGAAATCGGTTCGAATCTCCATTTTCTTCCCGGCTACCTCCAGGGTCGTCGGCAGCCGGCCGATCATTTGCTGTACTCCCTGGTATATTTCTCGATGCGGTGCTGACTTCCAACGTTGAATTCGTCGACACCTTCCCGAATGATAGGCATCGCCGCTTTCAAAAATGCTTCAAATAAAAATTCTTTCTTTTCTCCTACAATACACAACGGGGACTGCCCTGCAAATACAGTATCGTATACATCGGAATTGAAAATATAATTGATCTCATCGCGAATCAGATCATCAAACTCTTTCAGAAGCCTTCTGACCTGCTCTGTTGGATTTTCAACTGGTGCACCATCAGGCATCAACTTAACAGATTCTATCTGACTTTGCTTTTCCGTTATTCTCTTCTGTGCCGCATCGGCCCGAACAAGAATATTAGGGTCAGCCGGATTGAAACGAATTACCCGGTTCTCATCTCCATTAATCGAAAAAGACTTAAGGTTATCAGAAAAATTAATACTCTGCATGTTTTTCCTCCTTATTCACTAGACCCTGAACTCTCAGCAGCAAAAGTTTTTGTAGAAATATTGAACGTTCCTTTTGTCCTGACTCCGGTATAATGCAGGTTAAACGGGATCTGGTAGCCGGTATAATCTCCGCCATAACTACTCACTTCAATGATAGCCTCCTCTTTATAGGCTGTGTATGCTCCTGAAACTGCACTCTCCCACAGGTGGACTTCTACCACATCAGTCTTGAGATCATCAAGTATCTGCCGCTCATCAATAATTCCCTGGAGACGTGTAAACAGCTGACTACCAGCTTCTGCATAATATGGTTCTACGCTGGCCTGCGGCTGGTAACTATCCAGATTAACACTTGTCTCACCCATAATGTTATTCTTTGTCTCAATGTTGGCATTCATCTCAACGTTGTATTCTTCCAAATCTTTTCCAAGGCGCTCATAAGCCGCCTGTGAAGCCGACGGAAGAGCTGCATTAATATAATGAGCCATGAATTTTCTTTTGATTTTTCCTGTTGCTTCTGGCATTTAAAATTCCTCACTTTCTATTTTGTATTGGGCGTATATCTGTATCTGGTACAGCACACCATCGTTAATATCTTCCGTCATAGGCTGCATAGCCATAGCATTTGCAGAGGTCGCTTTTAAAAATATGCCTATCATCGCTTGATTATCGACCTCAACGCTGATACCGTCCTCTTCCGGCAGTCGCTCCAGCCAGTAGGCCAGCTCAAGCAAAAAGTTGCTGTTCGCCAGCCGGTTATAGTCGGTAAATGACTGAGCTACCGCGTACATGACAAAATTATGCTGCCGGATCTGGTTACCTAAAACATCCTCCCGGATCAGGCTATCTCCGGTACTGGACAAGCCGTAATTCGTAGGATCCGGATCTGTAAAATCAATGTGGATATCCGCACCGGCCATAAATTCCGATATCTTCGGGTACTCCGTCAACTTCTGGCGTAAAAAGTCTATGATTGTCATATCTTCCCCCCTCTGTCCACCCTGGCCTGTGCCGCCTCTAAAATATCATCTCTATGATCTGCTTTCATCCGGTCGAACCACTTCTTTCCCCGCATTGGGGCACCAGTGTATTTAAGTTCCTTTTCCGTTGGTACCTTGATCTCATTTTCCTTCGCCCAAGAGCTTCTCGTCGTCGGTGACACGTACAGGATACCTTCGTGCAAATAATGCGCATATGGCCCTGGTGTATTAATCTCTCCCGAACCAGTCACTGTAGCCATGATCATCATGTGTTCAAGATTACCGGCCTGGCGCCGCGGCATATAAGGACTCATGTATCTCATAGCCTCACTGTCAATCACTTTCTGGACTGGACCGCCAGGCTGAAGGCCGTGCTTCTCAAGAAGCACTTCTATCGGCTGTATTTCAAGTTCTACCTTCACAGCACACCTCCTACTTGCAGGACAGCTCATAATGCTGCGCTGATTCACTGCCGTACAATTTCTCATCTACCGTCATGACCGTCACGCAGCCATGGCACTGCTTCAGTTCCTGCAGCGACTCAGACATACTCTTCTGGCTGCTACAGTCAATCATGTGATTGCACTGGCCTTTCACAGCCAGATCCTTCCCGGCAGTAAAACGGATCGGCTCGAACAGGCTCTCAAGCGGGATCACCAGCAGCACCGAGTCAGAATCCCGCTGGCCGGTTTTCAGGACATTGGATTGCTTCACATTGTCCCAGAACACGTCTTCCACAAATATTCGCCTGTAGGAATCCTGCTTTCCACACTTCGAGTACAGATACAGTGTAACATCAGCATTCGTATACATATCACACCCCCTGATAACACAGGCCAGTGTCAGCCAGCCATTTCATGACGATACCCCGCTGCTCCCGGTCAGCTGCCTGTCTGGCCTCCGCCGCAGAAGAGAAAGAGACCGAATAGGTCCCTACCTTCTCCGATGTCTTCCCGGCAGCTTCCCGGTTCCGCTTCTCCTGCTGGCAGATTACTTCAGCCAGTTCACAGCAGCATAGGCGGACCGGCTCAGGCACTTCCAGAAGGGTTTTCAGCCGCCCGAAGGTATACACATCAATCACCTGGCTGGCCTGCCGTGCGTAATAATCAAAGCCGGTGCGAATGACCGGCTTACGTCCCATAAGATATTCATTCTGATAATCCTGCTCAGCTGCATAAGGCATTCGCACCACGCTCCTTTTTAGCCGTTTGTGATTAATCTGGCAATCGGTAAAGCCTTCGGATCAAATTTAATATCCCAGTTTGCTTTTGCAAATAACTGAGCATCTGTCGGGGACTCTGTCCACCCAGACGTTGGAATCTTAAAGCTGAATCCATTGGGGTGGATCGTCTCACGCATACGGGTAATCAGTTCATCCTGACCGCCGTTCTTCTTTGCTTCCCTCACCGTCTCCACCGGAACATCAACCCTGCCGCGGGCAGTACGGATAACTCCATTTCCGAATAAGTATGTCGTGTACTTCGACAGATCTTTGTTTGCTCCATCTCCGCCAACTTTCTCCACTGGAACGCCATCATCCACAATAACCGTATACCCATTAGCAGATCCCAGCGCCATAGGCCGCTGGATTCCATTGGCATCAGTCTGTTTCCAAAACTCCAGAAGCTGTAAATTTTCAAGAGTTTTCGCTACATTGGAATGCATAATCACAAGCCCAAACTGGTCTTTGTGATCTCCGCACGCCTCTGTCGCAAGGTCATTAAGATCAGTCTCTCTGATTTTCCTTGCTTCTGCAGTGGTAGATGTCAGTTCCAGGGTATGGCTATCCGCCCACTTTTTTGCGTGTCCGCTTGCTCCTGTAATACCGAATATTGCGTCAGAGATACCAATCAAGCGCATCTGACGACGCTTCTGCCAATACCTGGCAACAGATGCAACAATGTGCCCCATCGGATCAGAACCGGAAAGTTCTGCCGTAAAGTTTCGAGCAAAGAACCCTTTCGCACGACCATAAACAACTCCCGTCTGGGAACCGCCACCTATTTCTTCAACGGTGATATCCGTCTGGCCGTCGTAGTTCAGGTCTTCTCCCTCCAGGGTGTTGTAAAAAGGGATTGTATAAATATTTCCGTGGTTCTGGATCATTCCCGCAATCGTCGAATCCTCTACAACCGCGCCCGACTGGATCATAGCGGTGTAATATGGATCCGGAGCCTCATTCCACATATCCAAAAATAATTCATCATCAAATGGTATTCCAAAAATTATACCTGGCATAGTTAATTATCTCCTTTCATTTCTGCATATTTTTCGGGGTTGCTCTGCTTTAATTCTAAGCGTTCTTTATACCCCATTGTCTTAAACTGTTCTTTTGTAATCCCAATTGCAGGACCATTTGTTGGACCAACCGGATTGTTTATAGGTTCATTGGCTCCAAAAAGATAGCTGTTATCCTTCTGGCACGCCTCGATGGCCGCCTTTATATCTGCGGTCTGATCTTTACTGACCTTTAATGCTTCGACATCAAGCAGAGCCTTGACCGCTTTCGCATTTCTTCCTCCAGCTGCAGTGATAGCGGCCTCCAAGGACGTACCAAATTGCATATCTGCAATCTTTGTTTCATACTCTGCCTTTGACTGCTCATATTTTGTCTTATACTCCTCGACCTGTTTTTTTACCTGGTCATAATCCTTAAAGCCGTCAATCGTTGTATTGGCTTCCTGAAGCTGAGTCTTCGTCTGCTCCAGTTCTGTCTTGACCTGTTCCAGATCCCCTTTGGCCGCCTCGATATCATTGCCATTCTCAGCCATAATGCTGTCTACCTGTTCTTTTGTCAGGCCCATGTCTTCTAAAAATTTACGTTTCATACTGCTCCTTTCTCGCTACGCTTTTATACGGGGTTGCTTCCCATGCGTTGGTAGTTTTACGCCGTTCCGGGCAATTTTGAGTATAAAAATAACACCCAGGATTTCCCTGCGTGCTTATCTCTTTCTGTTGCGATATCGCAACAAACAAAATACCATCTGCCATTTATTGACTGGTGGTATTTATTCTTCGAATGCTTCGCTCCACGACGTCATTCCGTCGCATCTTTCTTTTTCTTTCTCGATTGCTTCTTCAATCTCTTCTAACGTTCGTCCGCTGTCTTTCACCGGGCCGTCATAGTAACTGAAACTATTTCCTTTTTTCAAGTAATCACCTTCCATTCTATACCATATTCATTCACGAATTCTTCTAAGACTCTCAAATGTGCGTCCATCTCACTCATATTATATGGCGTCTTCATATATTTTTCAACCCTTCCATCAAATAATCCTGATGTGAATATACGCGTTCCAACCTTATAGGTATATACGGTTCCGTCATGACAGGCCACGACGCCCAGCGCATACCTATGTAGACCATTAGATGTAAAATCCTTTCCTGTCGGCGGCCGGTTTGTTGAATGGTTGTGTATACTAATTAAAGAATATGGCTTACTATTATTTACCGCATCTGTTAAGCTTTTATTGTACTCAACTTCATAATCGGTTTTCCCTCCGGTTTGCAGACCAATAATCTTTCCATCATTCCTATCTAAAAGGTACATGTCTTCTTTATCGGTCCCACTTCGATGTGTCAGCATTGCCTTAGCTCTCTGATATATACTCTCATTCACTTTTGCATTATCTGTGATCTGGCTAAATTTTGCTTTATATTCTGAGGAGTTTATATATTCTAAGTCTACCCTGCTTTCAGATCCAGAAGCTCCCTTCTTAGATGTGATTCCATGCTCACCTTCAGTACCTTTGTTCGCAATTCGCAAGCGTTCCCGTTGTTGCGGAAGATCAAACTGTTTTGAAAAATCCACATAGTGCTTATCCGTAAGCCTCAGCCGGCTCCTGGCTTCCATAATATCCTTCTTGTCTGCTCCGGCCGTCTTCAACAACTCAACGTCCTGCTTCTGCTTCCGGATCGTGCGCTCCAATCGGCGTTGGTATTGCAGGGCGCCGTATGTGTCGTACTCGCGGCCGCGGTAAGGCTTCTTCTCGTTCTCCTTCCGGTTCTGCTCCGCCAGCCACTCATCCGTGTATTTGCGCTTGCTGATCCCCGGAAGAAACGGGGACTTGATGTGATAGCAGTTGATTCCGGCGAATCCCAGCATCTCGCCCTCTCCGCAGATGGTCCGAATCTCCTCGGTACTGTATACTTTGCCCTGCCAGCTTTGGTGATTGAGGTATCCGGTACCAGTGTTCCTGGCTCCCATATGCCAGTCCACCTCCCAGTGATCCGTTCCAAGTTCCTCCGCATTCTTATCGCTTACCTGCTTCGTCATCTGGGCCACTCCGGTCATCACTGCCCGTCTGGCTGCCACCTCGATCCGGTCAGACTTGCCAGATGCATAGTCCACAGTGCGGATCCCGCTGGCCGTCATCTCATCAATCACCTCGCCGATGGCCTGACTGTATGTCTTGGCCCCGGTTGTGATCCCCAGCATGGCCTTGTCTAAGCTGCGTTCTAAATACTCAGAGAGCGGCGTGAATACCTTCTTTCCATGCCCCATCTGAACGTTAAACCCTGTAGTCTGAGTAATATTTTCCATCGGCCTTAGACTGTCTTTCGTCTGCCGCCTGGCGGCCTCTACGGCCTGTTGTAGCCAATTATTATCCTCGTAGGGTAGATAGTCCCGGCCGACGGCCTCGTAGATTTCCCGGTTACGGACGTAATCGGATCTGGCTGCCTGCCTGTAGATCTCATCAATCTGCATCTCGGCTGTCTTGATAGCCTCTCCTATGATCTTCTTGATCATGACCTTGCTATTCCCAATTGCAATGAGCCGAGTGATCAGCCAGTCAGTAACCGGTGTGATCTGCGCTGCCTCCTTAATCCGCTCTACGATCTCGGCCATGATTGACAACTCCAGCGCTGTCATGGTGCGCTCCAATGGCTTCGGCAGCTTCTCCAATTCATCAGGCGTCATCTATCTCACTCCTCTACCATCGCCGGTTCCGGCAGGTTCTTAGCTGCCTCCTCCAACGTCTCGCCGTACCACTTCGCCCGGTATTCTTCTGGCCTCATGATTCCAGCTGCCAGGTCTTGCCTATCCTGCCGGCGCTCCTCTTCCTCATCAACCAGGATACTGTCCTTAAAGGTGCACAGGAATTCATATCCACTTCGGGTCATGCCATTGTAAAAGGCCAAAGCATAGGCCAGATCCTCCAGGCAGTCTTTAAGGTTGGACTGGATTGCTTTCACCATGTTATATTTCCGTTTCTTTGCGATCTTCGCCTCCGTAGCTGTTTTATCCACGTCATTGACGTCTGATAAGTCACCATAGGACAGGCAGACGTTAAACTCAATCCGCCGCAGGTAAGCATTCAGGCCATTGATAATATTCTGGTCCCGCAACTCAGGGCTGTACTCCTTATACAACTCTTCCCCGTTCGATCCTCCGGAAAGGTTCAGTCCGCGATATAGCCGCTTGTTGAGCTTTGGCATTTCATATCGCGTCCTACCATCTTGTCCCAGAGTAGGTGCTTCCTGCAGCGCGGTGACATCCACATGCACGACACGCTCTCCGCTCTCAAACTCCCAATCCAAACGACCGAATTGTATATCTGTCTTTTTGATCAAATTAGTTGCTGATTGATATACTGATACCCCGCATGGGGAACCGTCCACTTCATTCTTGATAGGGTTCCGGTAATAGCCGAAGTCTGGCCGCTCCACTCCGGCATAATTTATATTTTCGGGGAGCTCCGCCCATTCCGGCACCATACTAAGTGGTACAGACCTTCCGATGCTCGCCATGTCACTGGACCGATACGCAAGATTCTGAATATTAAGTACTCTGGTCTCTTCCCAGGTATGAACTTCAAAGCGGATAAAATAATCGTAATCTGCTACCTTTTTAACGTCAACAAACGCTACCCGAGTTAGCCTGCCGCGCGCATCAAACTTCAGAGGAATGAACCGTTCCTGCGTAATGTATTCCACCTTATCTTCTCCTAGTGGTTTAATGCAAAAGGATCCAAGGGCAAGGCCGCTCTGCAGGTTCTCATTTAAATCCCTGACAGCAGATTGATAGATCTTGTCCAGCGGCTCAACAGATATACTGGATTCCATCTCATTCAGACAGACGTTTGCAAACTCACGGCAGATTCCCTGTTCGATTTGAAGGGAGTCTACCTGCTCATCTACCCATGGAGCCTGCCCCCGGTACATGGATCCCCATTTTTCTATAGCTGATATCATATCCTGACTGATCGCAATGTCCTGCCCGAACAGTTCTTTTAATGTCTTGATCGAAAACATTCTCCGGTACACCCCCTTCACTATATTTTTAATTCGTTCAAACACTCTATCACCTGCCTTTTACTGGCCCTTCTTTTTCCAGATCCGGTTAGTAGCGTATCTGGTAGCATCAATGCAGTGATCATTTCCGTCTGGATAACCGCTGATCACATTGCCTTCCTTATCCCGTTCATATTCATAATCAAGGAACTCCTGAGCTGCCACGGGGCACCTGACATTATCAATAATGATCTCCCGAAGGGATTGCAGCCACTTAAAGGAGTATTCACGACTTCCCGGGCCTTTGTCAGCTTCCCGGGCCAAAAGCCCATAGGACTTATAATCTCCCACAGACTTGTTCTCAGCGCTGTCACAGGTAATCAGATCATTACCTGTAATCCCCATCTCAATCAGCTTGTCTGCTGTCTTCCGGTTGCTCTGCTTATTACAGGTATATTCCTGCCAGATGTACAACCGTAGCCGTGCGGGATCATAATGCACTCGCACAAATGCATACAGATCAGGATACCAGCCCCAGTCAACACCATTAAGAACATGGTCAAACTGAGCAATCTCCTCATCGGTTATCTTCCGGATAGTCACATTATCAAATACGCTGCCTCCGCTGCCGTTTGCAACGCCCATATACTCATTGTCATAAGCATCAGGATTGACCTCTTTTAAGAACTCAGCTTCATCGAGGAATGGTTTCCCCAGCCACTTAGGTGGCACGTCCAGATAGGTACTCTCTGTCACCAGCCTGGACGCCTTTGGTACCTTGATATACTTGTTGGCCCAGTTACTGGCCGTCTTCGGAGGATTAAATGACTTAAAGATATAAGCCACCTCGCCACCACGAATCACTGACTGCTCAATCTTACGGACTGACTCAGGTCCCACAAACTGATCTAACTCCTCCAGCCACAGGATACCAATGTATCCAAACGGCACCTTGATGGACTTGACCTTGCCTGGATCATCGGCTCCACGGAAGTAGATCTTCTGTCCGGTACTGATCCGGGTGATCTCCATAGGGCTGACAGTTGCGTGAAACTCCTCCGAAAGCTCCAAAGCCTCAATGGCCCATAGAATCTGTTGGTACACAGATCCTCTCAGCGTATCTGCGACCTGACGCATGACAACAGCGTGCATCTGGTCATTGTTCATGATGAGGTCGATCACTTCAAGGGATATAAAGGACGACTTCGTGGAGCCACGGCCGCCAGGGAAGACATATTCCGTATGACCATGCTCCTGGATATCAAAAACAACCGGAGCAAATACCGGGGCTATCATGTTTGATGGAATCCCTGTGTACTTTACCGGTTGATCATTGTCTCTATTCGGTTGTAATGCATCGGCCTGAGCCTTAAGGTGGACGATCTTTGCCAGCTGCTCCTCTATGTCCAGATCGGACTTGAGCGTCTGACCCAGCGTGTCACGGATCGCCTCATAGGCTTTCACATTGCCGGCCAACGCCTTCTTAATAACGGCAGCATTGACGGCACTCTCCAATGTGCTCTCCAGCCCAAGAGCTTCCAGCACCGGCGTCCATTCCGGGCTATCAATCTCTGCCGTCAGAAGCATATTTAATGTACGACGGAAGTTTGCTTTCCGGCGCCGTGCCTCTCCCGAAGCCTTTCCTCCGGCGATTGCTATTGCTCGCTGTTCTTCCGTTGTTCGTTCATGGAATCCGTGTCCGTTTAAGTTTTCATTGTTTGCCATCACCTCACCTTCCTATCTGGCTAAAATAAAAGAGGCAGTGAAAATCACCACCTCTCATTCTTTTCAATTTTAAAAAACTCTCTATTGTATCTACTAATATAAATCGCTACTGCCTTTAATGCCTCTGACGAATCCGCAAAACTCCCTTTAGAATCTCCCGATCCATCTGTCACATCGCCTGTAAATTGACCGAGCTCCATCCGCAAAGTATCTAGCCTTCCAGCTAGTTCTTCATCACAATAAGCATAGGCGACATTAATACAGGAAATGGCTTTAGCATATTTATCCAAATCCGTTGCGTCTCCCAGAAAAAGGCCAACAGACTTTAACATATTATCGAATGCTTCTGTTGCCTTTAAATAGTATGAATTATACTGAAACTTCAAAAAATCATTTTCTAAATCTAATAAATGGTTTTTTCGTTGAAAATGGTTATTTATAGTAGCAACAAATATTGGGGAAATTAGTGCAATTACAGCTATTACAACTAAAATCGTTATGCTTGCATCTGTCTTTATTCCATCAATATTAGGCGGTGTTGCAGTGGAATTTATTATTAATCCTAACATTTTCATATCTCCTCAAAATTTCTTTCATCCTACCACAAAATTTGACAAAAGAAAACACCCATCTTGCGACAGGTGCTTCTTAGGGAGAAACATGAATTATGAAGGATAAATCAGCCACCGACCGGTAAAAGCCGGCGGCCGTCAATTGGGGGAGGAAATCCGTTTTTCAGATCTTCCAGTTTAAAGTGTATCACACTTCAAGCGGACAAAACGGACAAACTTATTTTTCTTCCAAAAATCTTTCAATTTGCTTCCGACAACTATCCGCCGTATACTTCCCTCCCATGCGATGCGCCACCTGAACCCAAGACAGCTCATCAAAAAACTTATATCTTATCATGCGCCGCATTCTGGAATCGGCCAGGCTGTTTATGTAGTCGTCGACATCGTTCGTCAGCTCCAATAACTGCAACTCAAACTTAGACAGATTTGCCTTGCGTTTCTCCAGCAGCTTCTTCCGCCGGTAATAATCCGGAACAGGAAAGCCGGTTATCGTGATACTGCCATATGTCCCATCAGGCCGCGTCCCCTTAACGGAGTCCGACACCTGGCACCGGCTCGTTTCCATCTTTCGGATCTGCTTTTCCAGTTTCCTGATCTCGTCCTGCAAATCCAGGTACTCTGCCTTAAGGCTGCTGTACTGCTCCAGTACCTCTTTGTCCAACGGCTCCACCTCCTCTTAACCATGCCAGTTTCTCGATCCTAACCCGATCCCACTCCTCGGCCCACCCTGGCTCAGTATCGTCCACTGCCTCAATCGTATACCGTCTTAAAAATCTGGCCCCGCTGGCCGCATAGGCCGAAACTCTTCTCAACGGGATCCCGATAAGCTCCGATACTTCATCAGCATAGTACTGACCCAGCAGGGCGCCACGATCATATACTTCATACTTTTTGCTAAATGCCATGTTTGTTCCTCCTCCAGATCGGCGCCCGTAACTTTGGATCCGGACACGCCGGTGTGTAGCAGTAGGCCGGCATCGTCGCGCTGTGTGTCTCTGGCCTAGGCCCTTTCAGTATGTATTCCTGCTTTGCCGCTCTGGCCTGTGCCGACTGAAGGGCTATTGCATGTTCTTCTTTTCTATCCATGGCGTCTCCTTCTGTATATCGAATACGGAATCACCCGGATCGGCATCGTAATCGCTACAATGACCATTTCTATAGTTCTACCCCAATATCTCATGATCCGCCTGGTCCTACGTCGTGCAGCTGCCAGGCCGGACACCATCTCGTCCATTTGTTTTATCATCGGATCTCCTCCCTTCGTTCGGAAAATGTCAGTTGTCTTCTACCCGATCATTGTCATTGCCTTCATCTTCTGATTTTCCAGTGACCATCTCGCGCATATACCGATGTGGTACATTACACATTATGCCTTTAGCAAGGAAGTCTCTTTCTGCACAGCCTTTCATCAGTTCATAGAAAGCAGAAAATGTAACCTCTACTCTATCTTCTTTTCCGAATGCATCTATTAATCCCATCTTATATCCTCTCTTTCTTTCGTTCGATAAATCTCGATTTAGTTGCGTATCGTTATGTATCACTACACACTAAAAACATTTCCAGCGCCTTTCGGATCACCCAGGAGATGGAGCGGTCCTCACGCTGGCAATAGGCCATCAGCCGCCTAAACTGTCCCGGCTCCATGCTTATATCCTGCCGTATGTATTTCTCTCCTTCTGCTTTTCTCGGTCTTGCCATGCCGGCCGCTCCTTTCCCTGTGTATTACTCCGTAAGTTTTTCTCAATCTCGATTTAGGCGCAAAACTCATGGATTGCCCAAAATGGGAAAGTAACAATCCATAATATAATCATCACGATTCTTAATAAAAATCCGATTGCCACCTGAATTAGACATTTTAGCAAATCACTTACCTTCAACATCCTTCTGCGGTGTGTTCTCCATAAATGGATTTCATGCTTTAATGCGTGTAATGGGTGTATAAATATCTGGTTCAAATCATTCCCTTTTAACGATATTTCCTTCCCGCAAACAGAACAATATGAACTCACTTTACTTGTTCTTATCACTGTTTTTCACCTTCTTTCACTAAATGTAAGTGGGGCAATGCTCTTCACGGGTTCCGTCACAATTTTTACATTGATAATTATCGCAATCGCTATTTTCACAATTCTCGCACATGCACTCTTCACACCACTCAAAATCACCTTTTTCAAACATGGTTATTCCTCCACTAAATGATCGTTTTGTTAAGCAAACCGTAGTTGTTCGTGGCTGTCGTCGATCCT